GAGGATAGACACTGTCTTCTCATTTATTAACTTTTTTAATTTAATCATCTTTTTTTAGTTCTTTAATTAATTCTTCTATCGTAGATTCTGTTTGTCTATTGTATTGGGAAACTACTAAACTCCTGTGTTTTTTCAGTAAACTTTCAGCATCTCTAACTGTCATATTGTTAAGCTTTCTTGTTACTGATTTGAAATACTTTTCGTATCTTTTAAAGCCCTCTCCATAATGTTTTGCCAATCCTTCCAAATGTTCAACTATTTTTTTAACTTCTTTCAAATCACCTTTGTTTTCGTTTATTAACTTCTTTAATTTAATCATTTGTTTTTACTCCGGCCATCACTACCTTACCCCTACCTTTACCTTTATTCAAAGCATCTTTTAATTCATCACCTTTGAAAGACAAATTTATTTGTAAGTTTTTGGTTTTTATGAAAACATTATTTCCACCAAAACCTTTTACCTCGAATGTGCCATTAGTATCAACATAGGCTTTTTCATCAAGTTGTTCTTCTTTTATAAGGTCTTTTAACCTAATCATTTGGTTACTTTTTTTACTTTTTCAATTGAACGACCAGCAAAATAAGCACCATACACCACCATCAATAAGGTTTGATATACAGGTATATAGGCATCAGCAATTCTAAACTCCTCCCCAGCAATTTTCAAATTACCATCGAATAAACTCAGAATGGTAAACATCACTGTGAGAAACACTAAGGTTATTGGTCGGATGTTTTTACTTAACCAACTACCGTGTTTCATATCAGCTTCCCAACGAGCAGATACTTGTGCTTGTGCTGCTTGTTCAGCTTGTATTAATATTGTTTCCAGTTTTTGTTTAGCCTCGGCTTTCTCCTCACCTGACATATGTAGGTCATCAATGATTCCACCGACTTGTTTCAAGGTATCCCCACCACTGAGAAAACCTGTTATTGTTCCTAAGATACCCATTACTTCGCCTCTTTAGTCTTTTTAGAGTGTCTAAACCAAAAGTCTATTGTCTTACCGAATGAAGCAATAAAACTACCTAAAATAATGTTCAATAAATCCCTATGAGTTTCATCAAGTTCTAATGTTGGATGAAACAACAAATGTAATATCCAATACAATAATCCGAACATACCAACTGTGATGCTAAACTGCATCCAATCAGGTAGACCATCTCCCCCATAATATTTATCAGGACCTGTTGGTAAATTTCCATTAGCAATTTTTTGAATAGTTTCTTTCATAATTACAGCCTTGTGTATAAACCAGTTTCTTTTTCAAATATATTATTTAGATTGTCGGCATAAACACCATCGTATTGTTTCACAACTTTTGGTATACCTTTTCTAACTCTAATAAATTTCATTATGTATAAATCTTTACCTCTATCTAGATCAATGGCCACATGAGTTATACTTTTTGAGTTTCTACCAATCTTAATTGTTAAACCATTTTTACCTATTGACATTTGTTTAGCACCAGTCATCATGATAAATTTGTTACCACCTAATTGTCTTAACAATGTTTTTGCCTGTGATTGGTTTAGTCTTTCATTTACTTTCTTTGATTTTAATAATTTTTTCTTTTCTTTGTCTTTTGATATAGCTTTAACTTTCTTGATTAAGTTAGGACCTGCTGGTTCTTCTCCAATCTTCCCATCTATACCGTAACCACAGGTTCCCTCTCGTATTTTTTTTCCACCTTTACTTTTTATAATTTTTCCTATTTTAGGATTTTTATCTTTTGTTGACCATGTCATTTTGTTGAAGTTTGGTGTGCCTTTGTATCCAGCTCTAGCCAATAAAGCATCGAGTTCATCTAAATCCTTATTTGTGCTACCTCGTTTAAGTTTATATACGGCTTCAACCATCCCCTCTTTTTTAAGTTTGTCTTTTATCTTCTGAAATATACTTTTAGCTTTTTTATGTGCCGAGGGGTCTTTATCAGCATAGGATTTATTTTTAGCAGTCATAACTGAAACTTTTTTTCCAGCTTTGTTTTGAACAACCATTCTTTGAGCAGCAGCAATGGCTGCTGGATTTTCATTTAAATTAAATTCTTCATCAATAGCTTGTATAAAAAAGTCAACATATTCTTCTATTTCTTGTCGGACTTTTGCGGGGAGACCTTTATGTTTAGTTTTGGCGTATTTTTCAACATCTTTTGGTTTCATTTCTTTCGCGGCATCTTGAGCAGCTTTAGAAAATTTACTTGCGGGTTGTTCACCCTTTTGGATTGACCGAACAATTCCCATGAACTTCTGTTGTTTCTTGGAAACCGAAGGCATTTTATCCCCTCATTATAGAGTTGATAATAGATTCAATTTTAGTTTCAGGTTTTTGCTCTTCTACACCTTCATTGACTGGTCTCATAAAAGCACCGTGTGTGGATGGATTGGATACAAAGTCAAAAGCAATAAGTTCAAAGTCTGGTTGAACCTCAACAGTTCCATCCTCACCATTCTTTTCATTTACTGGCTCTACACTGCCTAATCCTCTTGATGAAATACCAAGTTTAATACCTGATTTAAATAGTTCTTTTAATATGTTTCCACTTGGTGTAGATAGAACCTCCACAGTTCCTAAAAGGTCATCACCATCCCAATGCATCTCAATAACGTTATGTGACGCATTATTCAAATTAACAACAGAGGATTCTGGATGGTCGAGTTCACCGAGTGCTCTTCGTTCAGCTACCTGTTCTTCTAAATATTTAGAAACTTCTTTTAATAATACTTCTCGTGGGTAAACTCTTCCGTTTTGATTCTTTGATTCGGCTCTTTGTAATACACCTTTTACAACAAGTCTTCCATTATTTTCTTTTATGGACTCGTCTATTTTTTGTCTTGATATCTCGAATGGTCTAACGTCTACTAATAATTTTTTGTTCATGATATTACCCCAAATCACCTGTGTAAATAAATGTTATATTTCCGACTACCGGACTCCCATCAGCTTGTTCCCAAGCGATAGGATTAATATCTAGTCGTATAGGTCCTGCCCCATCGTCTATTTTTGAACCGGAAATATATGTTGTTAGGTCACCATGACCACCACCTAAAGATGCTGTAGATTCATAACAAAAAGTATATGACCCTTCAACATTTACCATGATATAATTTGGTCTATCTTGAATCACCTTTGACGGTGGAGTAGTAGCCTTGCTAATCGCACTGGCAGGTCGACCCTTTGGTGTTTGTTTTTTATTATTATTAGGATCTGCTTGATAAGCTGACATTTATCTTCCCCCCCAAGATGAGCGTTTTACCCAAATATCAAATAGGATATCTGATACCTCTTTTCTAATTTGTTTTTTAATTTTTTGTAAATCATCTTTTGATACATTCTCGTCTATGAATTTATAGCCCGTTTGTTTCTCTATATCTTTTTTTCTTTTTTTATTAATTTTCTTACCGAAAGCATAAGGTGTCATAATAGGGTCTATACTAGCAGTAGTCGTTATTTCACTAATTTTTTGTTGAAATAGTTTCATTACCAAACCCCTTACTATTTCGTTAAATCTTGTCGAGTTCTTTTGAAAGTTCATAATATCTCAATAATTGAACAACAGAATTATCATCTGTATTTTTTGATTCTTTGAGACAAAATTTTTCCACACAGTTAATTGCCTCTTGTAATTTAATCTGTAAAACTTTATCGTTTACTTTTTTTACTTTTTTATTTAACGTTGCCTTTATATTTGGTATTTGCTTTTCCACAAATATTGAAAAATTGTTTGTGTTTGAAATATTACTTATATATTCCTTCAATATATTTTTTTGTTCATCAGATAAATTTGAATATTTTTTGTTGAATTTTTCTAATAGAGTTTTATAAGATAATATACGTAAATCTTTATCTTTAAATTCTTGTGGCATATAAGATTTTTCTTCTTTATGCTCAACGGTGGTAACGTTTTCAATTATTATAAAATAACTCTCTGTTTTCTCATCAGCACCCATTTGATTAATACCTTCGAATAATTTGTATATGGATGCGTATAATTTATAATTTGGAATCTTCGAGCTAAATAATTGATTAACATCATAGTTCTCCTTTATCGAGGCAATGATGTTATATTTTTCTCTTCTTAAATTTTGGTTATTCAGTTTATCTCTTTGTCTTATAACCTCAGATAAAAAGAAATCAGCTTTTTTATCTGATTTAAATTTTTGATTAATTAAAGTATTGTAAAGTGCTAACTCTTTACCTATCTCAGTATGTTCATTAAATTTAGCTTTTATAATTTTTAGAGCCGGTGACTCTTTCTTTTTATTCAACACATCAACGGTGACTTGTCTAAGTAAAAACTCAAACAAAAGACCTGTATTTCTCAATTTACTGTGCTTAAATCTGCTCATAAAATATTCCAAAGTAATTTGATACAATTATTCATATATAAATATAACAGAATTTAGATTAAGAGGTATTTTAGTCTTTTATTATGTTGTCTTCACTTAACATAGACTGTCTTTTTTTAGGAAACTTTTCCTTGAGTTGGTCTAATATACCTTCTCTGGCAACAACTGTGCTTGCTTTTGAAGTAGCAAAAGGTGATTTACCTTTAAATTCTCTTTTACCATATGACCTATCAACATCCTTGAGTGAAGTGTGACCGTATGTATCTTTCATAGTCTCCCTATCTTTGAACGGGTCTTTTTCACTTCCCCCCCAATCGCCTTGACGTGACACGGTAAGTTCGTCATCATCTTCATCTGTCTCAGGCTCTTGTTTCGAAGGGTCATTCCCTTCTTGTTCGATTTGGTCAAGTCTAAATTTTTGTTTAGTGTCTTCAACAATTGACTCATAAATGGTTATTTTTTCTTCATCGCTTAAATCAAAAACATTGTCATAAATCCAATTTCTACTGAACAATTTTGAATCAATTGCTTTTTCGGCTATATCAAGTTGTTGATTCATCAATTCTAATTTCTCTTGTTCGTGTATCATAGAGGGGTTTTGTAATTCTAATGAAAAGTCAATCAAATCTGAATCATCAAACCCTTGTGAATATAAATGGACTATACCTATTTTGGTTAACTCGCTTACAATAATTTTCTGTAATCTTTCTATGGTTCTAGCAAATCGGACATCTTCAGCAGCTAAAGTGGCTTTACCACCACTTAGTCCCTCTTCGTATCCTAAGAAAGCCTTCGGTATTCTTAGACTCGCCATAAGTTTGTTTCTTAAATATTCTATGTCGTCTATTTGGTCATTGTTAGAAAGACCTGGTAGAGTATCAATCTCCGTTCCACTGTCTCCACCACGAACAGGTAGAAAGTAATCTTCGGTAACTGACTCTACATTATATTTTAAGTTATACTCACCTGTGTTTTGGTCAATAACAGGTGTCTTCTTCATCTTGTTGATGATTCTTTGCATAAACTGTTCAACTTCTCTCGGTGGTATGTTACCAACATCAATCTTAAAAACTCTTTTTTCGGGCGCTCTCATAATACGGTGTATCAACATAGCATCTTCCATGAGTGTCAATTGTTTAAATATCTTTCTTCCATTCTCAAGTATTGAGCGCCCGTAAGGTAAGAAGTTTGTATCTGATAAAAGACGAAAATGTGCTATTTCGTAATTTTCTTTTACCTCTTTTTTATCAGTTGCAATTTCGAATTGTATAAGTTGTGGATTTTCAACATCATGGTCTTCTAATCTTGTTATGTCATAAGCAGAAATAGGTTTAACATTTACCACTCCATACTTGTCTAAAATATCAAGTTGTAAATAAAAGTCACCATATTTTGTCATATTACGAATCCAACTCCAAAGATTAAATTCAATATTTATAATATCATAAAATAAATTATGTAAAATTTTCTGAACTTTCGTGTTTTCGCTTTTTACTTTTAAAATTTCACCTTCTATGTTTTCTACGGTTGATTCATCAGAATATATATCAAGAGCAGACGAAATGATTGGGTCTTGATCCATTAATTCATAATCCTTGAACAAATCGTGTTTTCTAATTTCGTATGCTGCTCTCCTATTCTCAGCAACCGAGTAGGGGTTGGAATAAGTGTTCTGTATCATTCTATTGTAACGGTCAATAAAATTTGATGTTAAGCTAGTCTGTGTGTAATCTAAATCTTTAACAACTAGTCTGTTATCATCTGTTTTTTTGATTATAACATTTGATTGAAATAATCTACCAAGTCTTGTAAATAAATTATCTGCCATTTTTTACCCCAATAGCCAAGTTAAATCTTCTTCTTCTCCGTTTTTAAGTTTAACTTTATACGGATTGTTTTTAGGAGCAGATGGTGTCATCACAGTTGTATTACCATTTAGGTTTCCAATCGCACCGACCAAACTACTCTGATACTCATTTCTTTCTGATTGAATACGAATAGCCGTATCCCTTATCCATAGAAGAATAGAATATGACATCACAAGGTCATCATTATACCCATCTAATGCTTCAGTTTTACTATTCTTATATATAAATACAAAAAGTTCATCAATTAATCGTGTAGATTTTATTTTTACCATTTTTTCACGAGTGTATTCTTCCATTTTAGCAATAATCAATGGTTTAGATTTCATTGTTGTAGTGAAACCTGGTATCTTATTTCTGTCTATACTTCTATATTTGTTTGTGTGTTGTATATCTTCATCTACAATTAAATGATTTTTCTCTTGATAGAAAAGATTTTCATATCCCCTATCAATAATTGTCTGTAGTGTAGCCCAACCTATATTGTTGTTTTCCACAACAAGTAAAGCATCATTATATTTAGTCCCTAGTTCTATTAGAAAATTTCCAAACTCTGTTGTTCCCAACTGACCTTTATATTCAGCAACTTGTTCCATCTCTTCTATATCAAAAACTTGAGCTGCTGAGTAGTCTGTCCCATCTCCACGAGCCACATCAGCACATATTAAATAATTCTTATCATAGTTGGGATAATCCCATATCCATAAATTTCTATCAAATCCGCTTTTTTCTTTTGGCTCACAACATGATTTTGATTTATACCATTCAAGTATATTTGGGTCAACAACAGACCTACCAGAACTAAGAAAGTCAGCATCACACTCTTGACTTGCTTTACTCGGTCCTAATATTCGGTCTTGTTCTCTTCTCCAACTTTCATCTCTTTCAGGATGGTCTGTCCAATGTAGCTTTACAGTATTAAATTTATTCAACCCATCGGTCGCATCCATCCATGTTTTATGAAACCAATTACCTACACCATTGGGTGTGGATATAGCAATACATTTACCACCAGTGGCTAATGTCTGTTGTGCAGCAGTCCAAATAGTATCAATCTTGTCTATAAAAGCAGCCTCATCCAAGATGAGTAGAGATAGGGCTTCTGAACGACCGGCACTTTCATTAGAAGCAATAGCCTTTATCTGTGAGCCATTTTTAAATATAAGGGATAATTTATTATTCTCCACTATAGCAGTCTTTAACCATTGTGGTAACCCCTCATACATGATACGGACTTTTGTGACCAAATTTTTCGCAGTGTCTTT